ATGGGGAACATCTCATCCGAACTCCTCGCACCCCTCGTCGGATTTCAGGTGGTGTTTTTCTTGTGGACAAAAATCCTAACAATAGGGCAGAGTCTAGACTCGTGGTGGACTTCTCTCAGTTTTCCCGGGGGGATACCCGAGTGCTTTGGCCTAAGTTTGCAGTCCCAAACCTGCAAGCACTCACCAACTTATTGTCCACCAACCTGTTCTGGCTTTCGCTGGATGTGTCTGCGGCGTTTTATCATATACCTCTTAGTCCTGCTGCTATGCCTCATCTTCTTGTTGGTTCTCCTGGACTGGAGGGGCTTGCTGCCAGTATGTCCCCTCAATCCAGCCAACCAAACCACGATGAGATGCGCATCCTGCACAATCTCTGCGGAAGGGATAACCTCCTTTCCTTACTGTTGTTGTTCAAAACCTACGGGAGGCAACTGCACCTGCTGGCCCATTCCTACATCATGGGCTTTAGGAAGATTCCTATGGGAGTTGGCCTCTCTCCGTTTCTCTTGGCTCAGTTCACTAGTGCCCTGGCTTCAGTGGTTCGCAGGACTTTCACCCACTGCGTGGCTTTTAGCTATATGGATGATGTGGTACTGGGGGCCCGGACTCCTGAGCACCTTGAGTCCGTTTATGCCTCTGTTTGTGCTCTTTTTTCTGATCTGGGGATACATCTAAACCCAGACAAAACTAAGTGGTGGGGCAAACATCTCAACTTTATGGGACTTGAGATCTCCCCTGCAGGTGCCCTACCACAACATAAACATCAGGCAAGAGCACTTCAATGTCTAAAAACCTTGCCTACTTACAGAGTCTTGGATTGGAAACTTCTACAACGTCTTACGGGACTTTTGGGCTTTCTTGCTCCTTTTACTGCCTGCGGGTATCCCGCACTGATGCCCCTCTACGGGGCTATCCACGCACGACGTGGCTTTGAATTCTCTCCGGCATACAAAGGGTTTCTTTTGCAGCTCTACAGTCACCTCCTCCCCGTTGCTAGGCAACGGCGGGCACTTTGCCAGGTGTTTGCTGATGCAACCCCCACTGGCTGGGGCCTGGTTAATCATCAGCTCGCCGCGCACCGGGCTGGCCGCTTTCCGCGCCCTTTGCCCATTCATTGCGCTGAGCTGATCGCTGCCTGTCTCGCTCGCCGCTGGTCGGGGGCTCGAGTGTTGGGGGTCGACAACACCATCGTGTGCTCCGGGAAGTTCACGCACTTCCCATGGCTGCTAGGCTGCACTGCGAACTGGATGCTGCGCGGGACGTCCTTCTGCTACGTCCCCTCGGAACTCAACCCGGCGGACGCTCCGTCGCGCGGGCTGCTCGGGATCCTGCTGGCGCCGCCGCCGCTGCTGTTCCGTCCGTCCACCGGCCGCACCTCCCTGTTCGCCGTCTCCCCGCCTGCGCCTTCACACCGGCCGGGCCGTGTGTCCTTCGCTTCACCTGTGCGGATCTTCAAAGACACATGGAGACCACCATGAACTTTGTACCCTGGCAGATGGCCCGTCAACGTGGACAACTTATGCGGACTTTGTCTTATTGGGACTGGTACTTTAAGCAATCATTAATGAATCAGTGGGAGGAGCAGGGCTTAGGTGAAAGGTTAAATACATATGTACTAGGAGGCTGTAGGCATAAATTGCGGTGATCACCCTCACCATGTATCTTTTTCACCTGTGCCTGGTCTTTTGTTCGTATCCCACTCTTCAAGCCTCCAAGCTGTGCCTTGGCTGGCTTTGGGATATGGACATTGATCCTTATAAAGAATTCGGTGCTTCATCTCAACTTGTCTCCTTTTTGCCTGCTGACTTCTTTCCCGCCTTGAACGACCTGGTGGAAACTTCGGTGGCCTTATATGAGGAAGACCTTGTAGGTAAGGAGCATTGCTCCCCTCATCATGCAGCCTTAAGGGCCCTACTTAATTGCTGGGAGGAAACAGTCAGACTGATTACCTGGGTCCGTGCCACAGTAGAGGGACAACCCGTACAGGATGCCATCATCGGTTATGTCCAGACTACGGTGGGCCTACGCATGAGACAACAGATCTGGTTCCATCTCTCATGCCTTACTTTTGGGCAGCAGACTGTGATAGAATTCCTGGTCTCATTTGGGACATGGATGAGAACTCCAGCCGCCTATAGACCCCCCAATGCACCCATTTTATCAACTCTTCCAGAGCACACAGTCATTAGGAGAAGAGGAAATCCGCGTGCTCCTAGGTCCCCCAGAAGGCGCACTCCCTCTCCTCGCCGACGCAGATCTCAATCTCCGCGTCGCCGGAGATCTCAATCTCCAGCTCCCTCCAACTGCTAGTGTGTGGGTGCACAAGGCCGGGGGCTTAACAGGCCTTTACTCAGATAAGCCCAAAAGATTTAATGCTGACTGGAAAACTCCCGAGTTTCCTCGCATACATCTAAGACCCGATCTCATCAGTTATTTAACAACCAGACTGGGTCCACTTACTTCGGGGGAAAAACGCAGATTCAGACTCTGCCTCCCAGCTAGATTCTTTCCAAAAAGGACAAAATATTTCCCCTTAACCAAGGCCATAAAACCTTATTATCCTAACAACATTTTGACTCATTTCTTCCTTACTTCTCATTATTTGAGAACTTTGTGGAAGACAGGAGTCACATATCTAAGAGAGACTCATACCACCGCTTCCTTTAACGGACTTCCTTATCCGTGGGAACAAAAACAGCAAAGCCATGGGAGTGAATCAATCAGTCACCAACCCTCTGGGCTTCCTCCCGGGCCACGATATGATAACATGGGACACGACCACCTCCAAGGACACCCTCCCGGGGTGGTACTGGGACGACCCTCTGGCGGGATACGGCCCAGAGAGAAAGAAACTTCAGCAGTGGGCAATCAAGGAGTCCCCCGGAGCCTGGGGCCCGTCCCTAGTCCCTCCACATGGAGGCATCTTAGGGACAGGGGAAAACGCCCAGGGAACTCTTATAACATTTCATGGGGACGGCACCGCCACAAAAACTGTGACAGGCCGAAAGCCCACCAAAATTACTCAAAAAGTGACCTTCAATCCCGACGGGTCAGCCACCCGTCAGTATTCGGGGCAAGGCATCAAACCCGTAACTATTGTGCAACCACCTCCTCCCACCGAGGCGGCCAATCCAGTTCCTTTACCGCCTCCACCCCTCGCGATACCCAATCGCAACCGGGGGAGGCAACCAACACCCATATCTCTACCCACACGGGTAACTCACCCACATCTGAACATGAGCAACCAGACGTGGAGAGAGCGATACGGGCATCTCATCTCTGCCCTTGGCTCTTCCTCCGGAACAACCCGGCCTGCGGACCCCACTGCCTCAGACAGTGCACCCTTCTTCTGGACGACTGGGGACCCTGCCATCAGC